GTCAGATCCCTAACATCAAAATTAGTACGGGTAGCAGTTTGACCTAAGCCAAGGTCAACAGCTCCCACCGGTGTTGCATTAAGAAACATAAGCAAAACAATAAACGCATAAGTCCAACGTGTAGAGGGAAAACTTAAAAAGTTTCCACAATACAACGCCTCGCGCGCCGCCAATTTTTTATGAATGTGTTCCTTATAACGCCACTCATCTAGAATCAAACTATCAAATTTGTTTCTATATACCCCAGACATTGGCCCGCCTGGATTTTTCCCCTCAGGACAAGGAGAAAAAGCTGGCTCACCACGCTCAGTGTAACCCAGCTCCTCATCAATTATGTATCGCCTTGCAGCAGAATCATCTCTAATTACATAATTGTAGTCATAAAACAAAGTTGTATCATGAATAGTTTTCAAATCTAATCCAAAACCCCAATGTTCTAACATGAATGGTTGTCCGTGCACGTCATAAACACATGCATAAGCCCCTTTGTCCCATTCACGGCCTGGACATTCCCACTTTTGAGGCTGTGGCATCCAAATCGGATCGTCCATTTCAGGAAAATATCTAGCCATACACTTGAATCTTGTTTCTTCAGATATCAACGAGGCTGTCTTCATACCTATTTTCCTGTCAGCATCAGATAGCATTTCATACAAATCTTCAATTGCGAATTTCCAATTTGTCTTTTGAATTGCACACGGATCAACATCAAATCCCCCGAATCGACAAAACAACTGAGTCGTATCGGCAGACAATCCCAACAGTCGAGCCTCATATTGCATAAAGCAATCCATAGGCGTTTCCTTTCCATCAAAAGGAGAACCAATATGTGTATTATAATACTTACACCATTGGTACTCACACTTCTGACGACTTTCATCAACTGTTATGATATGTTCATCCATCTCATGTATTCCCCACTTAAAAACCTTACGCGCCTGCTTTTCAACAGTAACATACTCATGGTTTGTTAAGCGGTAGTCCGCCATCGCTATGCAACAACCCTGTTCAGGGCTGCCACACCACGTCGGGTTTTCACCCGATTTGGCG